TAGTATTTTACACTCAGGAGATGCCATGAACGCACGAGCCACAACCGTGATCAAGCCCTTGAATCCCAAAGGCGCAGAAACCAAATATATAGGGCACGAGCCAGACTGGAAATTCCAGCCCACAGAAGAAAATCGCATCAGTGCATTCAGCAAGGCCTTTGCCTGGTACAACTACCACTATGGCAAAAAAGATGCTAAAGACATGTTGTGCCAGTATCTAGAAATCAATCACCGAAGCAAAGATGCCAAACTCATGCGTGGTATCCCCGACAGCCAGATCCGACTCACACCGGCCTGGGTATGCAGGATGACCCTGATGGGCTTGGTACTCAACGAGCATGAACAGTGCATCATTGACGAACAGATTGCCAATCTGCTGAAAATCAAACAAGAAGTTAAAAAGGTCATCAACGAAGCTGAAGTGGCTGTGGCAAAACTTACCATACAAGATCACCTGCGTGAGAAAGTATCGGAGTGTGCTGGCGAACTGGAAGGCATGTTTGATGATTTCATCCAGGCCGGCGCCAAGATGAGTGCAGACTGGAAACCCATTGCACAGATCCGTGGCATGAACATCAGCCCCAACATGGTGGGTACCATTGCTGATGTGTGGAAGATCAAGCTGGCAGAATTTGAAGAAGTCCTAGAAGGGGTCGATGCTGATCTTGTAGAAGGCTACAGTCATCTCAACAAGAATCAAATCAAACAGTGTGTCAAGTTTATTGAACAGGTCATTGCTGACTGTGGCAACTATGTACAGATCAAGAAAGTGGAACGCAAGCCCAGGGCTAAGAAAGCTGTGAGCCCAGAAAAACTTGCATCCAAATTTAAGTACATGAAAGACTTTGCTGAACTCAAGCTCACAAGCGTTGCACCGGCACAGTTGGTCAATGCCAGCGAAGCCTGGTTGTATGATACCAAGAAGCGCAAACTGATCCATGTGATGAGTGACAGTCACTTGGGCTCGTTCAGCGTTAAAGGATCGGCTATTGTGGGCTTTGATACCATGCAAACTGTACAAAAAACTCTACGCAAGCCTGCAGAACAGCTCAAAGAACTACTAACAGGTGGCAAACCCGCGGCTCGTAAGGTGTTCAAGGACATCAAGTCCACGGAAACCAAGTACAACGGGCGTGGCAACGAGAATCTAATCATACTGAAAGCCTGGTAAATACAGGGAACACGGAGTTCCCATGGCACAAGCAGAATCAACACTACAAACCCTCAAGCAAACGCTGATTAGTTATGTCCAGTTACAACTGGGCAGTCAGATCGTTGACATTGAACTGGATGACGAGCACTACGAAGCAGCCTACCAAAAAACCATAGGAACCTATCGCCAGCGGGCACAAAATGCCTATGAGGAAAGCTACATCTTCATGGAGTTGGTCAGAGACGTAAACATCTATACCCTGCCGCAGGAAGTGATCACAGTGCGTCAGATCTTTCGCAGGACCTTTGGCGATAGCACAGGACCATTTGCATCAAACTTTGATCCGTTCAGCCAGGCTAGTATGAACGTGTATTTGATGAACTTCAACGTGGCCGGCGGTCTCGCCACTTATGATTTCTACAGTCAATATGTGGAATTGGCTGGTCGTATGTTTGGCGCCTACATGAACTACACCTGGAATCCGGTCACAAAGAAACTGCAACTGATCCGCGATCCCAAAGGCACTGGAGAAAATGTGTTATTATGGTGTTACAATCTCAAGCCCGAAGTGAATCTGCTACAGGATTTCCAAATCAGTCAATGGATACGTGACTACATGGTGGCCAACTGCAAGTACATCATTGGCGAAGCACGTGAAAAATTTGGTACCATCGCTGGTCCACAAGGTGGCGGCACACTCAATGGTACTGCCATGAAGGGCGAAGCACAGGCCCAGATGGATGTTCAAATTGAGCAACTCAAAAACTACGTAGACGGCAGTCAGCCCATTACTTTTGTAATCGGTTAACGCACACTAGATTTAATTTTAAGTTCATGCTATACTATAGCATGAGCACTTCTTTAATGATCGACATAGAAGGTCTGGGCACCGGTCCGGATGCTACCATACTGACCATAGCCGCACAGAGCTTTGATCCGTTTGGTACCGGTCATTATGATCGTTGCTACTATGCCCGCATTACCTTGGAAAGCCAGACCAATCGCACCATACAACAAGACACCATAGACTGGTGGGCTACCCAACCTGAAGCACAGGCCGAAGCATTCATGGAAGAAGGTCGTATAGATCTTGATCAGGCACTTGATAGCTTGTACAAGTTAGCCTGGCAACACAAATTCATCTGGGCCAATGGTCCTACCTATGACATGAACATCTTAGAACATGCCTACAAGAGCTACGGCAAAAGCCTGCCCTGGCAATTTTATAATGTGCGAGATGCTAGAACAATCTACAGCCTATGGCCCGAGCTACCCAAACCATCTACCAGCCATCATGCGCTGGAGGATTGTCGCAGACAGATTGACATGTTGCAGGCCACATTACGGCATTTAAACGTAAAGGAAATCAGATGATTATTGGCATTGCCGGCTTCCAAGGGTCAGGCAAAGACACCATTGCTGACTACTTACAAAACATCTACGGGTTTAAACGTGATAGTTTTGCGGCCACCCTTAAAGATGCTGTAGCCGCTGTGTTTGGATGGGATCGAGAATTGCTGGAAGGGCGTACTCGAGAAAGTCGTGCCTGGCGCGAGACTGTGGACCCATGGTGGTCTAACCGTTTGAACATGCCCAACCTGACTCCTAGACTAGTGCTACAAAAGTGGGGAACAGAAGTGGCTCGTAAAAGCTGGCACGACGATACTTGGATTGCCAGCCTTGAAAACAAACTGAATCAAGCACATAATGATGTGGTCATCACTGATGTGAGATTTCCTAACGAAATCCAAGCAGTTAGAAACGCTGGGGGGATTGTAATACGTGTGATCCGTGGCCCCGAACCCGAGTGGTATGATTTAGCCATGGAAACAAATAGCGGCACATTCAATCACATGGCCCGGGCCTGGCCCGAAGTACACCCTAGCGAATGGGCCTGGATTGGTACTGAGTTTGACGCTGTTATTGACAATAATACCGATGGGCTTGATCCGCTATTTGCTCAAGTTAAACATCTGGTTCAAGATCTCCAGGTCTCCATGGCAGATCACTCTTAGCAATTTCTATCACGCAGTTTTGACACACAGTTTTTAAATTGCGTAGCGTATTGTTGTTGAGATTGCCATCCATGTGATAAACCAACAGTTGTACAGAATATTTTGCACGAAAGCCACAGCGATCGCAGGTGGCTTTTTTCTTGTAACCTGCTGTTTTCCATCTGGGATCAACCGGCTTGAGTCTGCGACCTCGCCTGATACAGGGCTCACACAAACGTCGATACTGTATACGATCAGCACGGTGGTAAGCCACAGCTCTAACTCGTTGATTGCAGGCCATACCCATGGGTCTCATGGGTATATTTACCCTTAACCCTACTGGGTAGGGAAGCAATCACGGGTTGTTTTTGCCTTTTTCCATAAATATCTTTAACTAGAAAAAGGAATTACCATGGCACTAATATCACCAGGCGTAGAAGTCACAATCATTGACGAAAGTCAGTATATCCCTTCCGCTACCAATTCGGTACCTTATATTTTGTTGGCCACAGCACAAAACAAAATCAGCGGCGCCGGAGTTGGCGTGGCTGCTGGTACTCTTGCTGCCGACGCCAACAAAGTCAGGCTCATGACCAGCCAGCGGGATCTATTGGCCACATATGGCAATCCTTTCTTTTACAAGACCACCGCTGGGACACCCATCAACGGATACGAACTCAACGAATATGGGTTGTTGGCTGCTTTCAGTGCCCTGGGCGTATCCAATCGTTGTTATATACAACGTGTGGACATTGACCTGGCAGAACTCACAGCCACCCTGGTCCGCCCAACTGGAAATCCTGACGATGGAACATACTGGTTAGATACTGCCAGCACGGCCTGGGGAATTTTTCAATGGAATCTAGTAACTGGTGCGTTCGCAAACCAGGTTCCATTGGTGATCACCGATACTGCTAATTTAGAATCTGGCAGCACAGTACCATTGCAAAGCATTGGCACCATAGGCGACTATGCAGTGGTGACTACCAGCACCCAGAATCCCATTTACTACAAGCGTGGAGGTCCTATATACCCCACACAAACCAGCGACGCAACCCTGGGCGATTTGTACAATACCTGGGTATTGGTTGGAACCGATGACTGGAAAACAGCATGGCCCACAGTGCAAGGCAGTCTAGCACCCACCAACCTGACAGCAGGCGACACCATCACGATCAATGGTAATCCGGTGGCTGTTCCTATTGCGCCTAACAACACAGTTGATGGACTCAGTGATGCTATCAATTCAGATGGTATCACCGGAGTGTATTCCGCAGTGATCGGCGGCCGCCTACAAATTTATGCTGACAGCACAGCCACCAATGATGGCAGTACCGCAGGTGAAGGTATTGTGTCCATCGCAAACGGCATTGGAAATCCATTGGCTACCTTGGGTATTACTTCTGATGAATATCTAGCTCCAGATTATCTGGCTCAATACAGCTATAATGCTCCACGTTGGGGCTCCACACAGACCAACCCACGTCCCACTGGATCAATCTGGCAGAAAATCAACAATGTGAATTTGGGAACCAATCTTGTGGTGGAACGATTCAACAGCACACTTGGTAGCTTTGTTCAACAGGCCTGCCCAGTTTATTTCAATGATGCCTATGCCAATTATGGACTAGACCCCAGCGGCGGTGGCAGCAACATTCCAGCTGGTGCAACCTATGCCCAAGTAGATGTTTTGGCCAACAGTACCAGCACTTTTACTATCTATGAAAAGTTTGCAACAGGATCTACCATAATCACTGGAAGCGACAGTACGCCAGGTCCGTTTACAGTTGGCAACACATTTACCATTGCCTATTCACAAACCGGAGTGCAACCAACCTCTACTGTGACGTTTTCCACACCAGTCACTGCAACCATTGGTGGTACAGGTACAGCATCTGATTTTGTTTCTGCAGTGAGTGCCGCGGTTGGTTTAAATGCTCCTGTTAGTGCTACAATTGCCAGCGATGGTAGTATCGTGATGATCCACAGCCAGGGCGGCAGCATACAGTTGATCAATACCGCTGGTACTCCCGTTACCACAGCCGGATTTACTACCGCAGTTCGTGGAGTAAAAATCAACTATGTCAATGGTGCTGCCTCTGGAGTGGTATTGAGCAATTGGGTTGGAACTCCAACATTTACCTATACTGCCAGTGCTACTGCACCAGACCAAGACCCAGCCGACGGACGTCAATGGTATTACAGTGCAGCCACCACAGGCAGTGCAGATATCATGATCCAAGATGATGGTAATTGGCAAGGTTATCAAAACGTCACCAATGATGTACGCGGAGACGACCTCAGTCTCACCAATGCCACAGGACCAATTTTTAGTACAACGGCTCCGCTGACACAGACCAACGAAAGTCAAAGTCCACTGGCCTATGGTGATCTTTGGATCAACACCAGCGATTTAGAAAATTATCCAGTGATCAGTCGTTGGAGCAATGTGGATGGTGTAGATCAATGGTTGTTGATTGACAACACCGATCAAACCACACAAAGCGGAATCCTGTTCGCAGATGCACGCTGGGCTCCCAATGGTACCACCAATCCTATCAGTGATCCTATTCCAACTGTGGTGAGCTTGTTGACCAGTGACTATCTGGATCTTGACGCACCAGATCCTAGTCTGTATCCACAAGGAACCCTGTTGTGGAACACACGTCGCAGTGGATTCAATGTCAAGGCATTCCAGGTTGATTATTTCAATGCAACAGATTATCCTGATACCATATTGCCTGCACAAACCAATGCTTGGGTCACACAAAATCCAGTCAAGACCGACGGTAGCCCATACATGGGCCGCCAGTCACAACGTATACAGATTGTTCAAGCTCTCAGAGCTGGTATTGATACCAGTACCACTGCAAGAGAAGAGCAATTGGTCTATAACTTGATCAGTTGTCCACAATACCCAGAATTATTGCCCAACATGGTGGCACTCAACAACGAACGCAACAACACAGCATTTGTCATAGCAGACACACCGTTGCGCCTGGCTCCAGAAGATGTTGTGTTCTGGGCCAGCAATAACAATGGACTGGGACTCAGCACAGGTGACGGATTCTTGACACGTGATGTGTATGCCGGCGTATTTTATCCAAGTTGCCAGACCACTGATACCACTGGTTCTCTAGTGGTACAGCCACCCAGCCATATGATGATCCGAACAATCATCCGCAACGACGAAGTGGCATTTCCATGGTTAGCACCAGCAGGAACACGTCGTGGCGTGATAGACAATGCTGTACAAATTGGTTACATTAATGTTGCCACTGGTGAATTTGAAAGCCTGGGAGTTCGTCAAGGACTACGTGATACCTTGTACGAAAACAGTATCAATCCTATCACTTTCATACCTGGAGTAGGTATCACCAATTTTGGTAACAAGACCACTACCACATTGACCAGTGCATTGGATCGTATCAACGTGGCACGCTTGATAGCATTCATACGTGGTCGTTTGGAAGTCATTGGCAAACAGTTCTTGTTTGAACCCAATGATCAGATCACACGTAATGAAATTAGAAATGTTATTGATAGCTTGATGATTGATTTGGTGGCCAAACGTGGTATCTACGATTACTTGGTGATCTGTGATCTTAGCAACAACACGCCAGCACGCATTGATCGTAACGAACTATATGTGGACATTGCTATTGAACCAGTCAAGGCTGTAGAGTTTATCTACATACCGGTTCGTATCAAGAACACAGGGGAAATTGCTGCAGGTGCAGCGGTCTAATAGGAAACAATCGGGGCGTCAAACACCCTGATTTTTCAGACCCAAGCTACCATAAATAACAGTACACAGGAGATAACAAATGGCCGTTTCATCGCTCAGTAGAATGACAGTGCCTTTGGCAAGTGACCAAAGTAGCCCAGTCCAAGGTTTATTAATGCCCAAGCTCAAGTATCGCTTTAGAGTGATATTTGAAAATTTTGGCGTCAGCACACCCCGCACAGAATTAACCAAACAAGTCATGGACTTCACACGTCCAACTGTGAGTTTTGAAGCCATTGATGTTCCAATCTATAACAGTACTATCAAGTTAGCTGGCAAATATTCGTGGGGCGATCTCACTTGCCAAGTTCGCGACGATGCGGGCGGTCAAGTCAGCAGATTGGTCGGCGAGCAATTACAGAAGCAGTTGGATTTCATGGAGCAAAGTTCAGCCGCAGCCGGCATTGATTACAAGTTCCTTACACGCTTTGAAGTTCTAGATGGCGGCAACGGTGCCAACGAACCTATTGCATTGGAAACTTGGGAGATCTACGGTTGCTATCTCAGCGAAGTCAACTACAACAACATGGACTACGGTAGCAGTGAAGTGGTTTCAATCAGCATGACGATACGTTTTGATAATGCAGTTCAAACTCCAGCCGGCAGTGGAGTTGGCGCGGTCATTGGAAGAACCGTTGGCGATGTAGCCACAGGCTAAAGCTCATGAGCTTTGGCCAGGATTTTTTACAGGGGTTTTTTACACCTAATGGGCTGAAAGATTATGCCCATGCCGCCAAGACATTCCGCACTAATGGATACGAACTCAGTCCCAGGACCAAGTTTCTCTTCCATGTTTTCTTCAACATCAACACTGGTCAGATTCCAGCCTTGCAAAATGTGTTTGGCAATGGCGATGTAGCCAGTGTGGGACTCATGGTCAAGACAGCACAGTTACCAACCTACACAGTCAGCATTGACACAATGAATCAGTACAATCGTAAACGATTAGTACAAAGCAAAATACAATACAACCCAGTACAAATAGTATTCAATGACGATCAAGGTGACTTGATTCGCAACATGTGGTACAACTATTTCAGTTATTACTACAAAGATCCCAGCCAAAAATATCAAGGCAACCCTACCATCGATGGTACCATTGGCGCCTTGCAGACCTTGCAAAATGGATTTGGTTACAACACTAGAGATACCTACAGCGGGGATCGTCAGGTCAATGATTGGGGTTACATTGGAGAAAGCTACAACGACGGCACTAAAAATATTGGTGCCGGCAAAGACGGAGGCAAGCCACCTTTCTTCAGAGACATAACCATATATGGACTCAGCCAGAAAAAATATGCAAGTTATACCTTGATCAACCCCATGATCAAAGAATGGCAACATGACATGTACGATTACAGTGCTGGCAATGGTATTATGACCAATACCATGAGCATTGAATATGAAACAGTCAAGTACGGTCAAGGTGCAGTGGGCGGCGCGACTCCTAGCAATACTGTGGTGGGATTTGG